CCGATCTAACTTTAGCATCAGCAGTAGGATACAAATCACGAATAGCGGCGTTAACAGAGTTTTTACGAATGGCGTCAAGCGCAAACGCGTCGATCACCCCGCCGTTATTAGTCCATGCGGTGATGTCATCAGCAACACGACCAAGCGATACGGCGATGTCTTTATTACCCGCAAACTCAGGGTTTTTACCTATGTTCAATACTTTTTGAACAACGGCGCCTGACTCAAGCGGCTTTAACCCATACGCTGACAAACTGTCTGCGGCGGCTTGTTTAAATTGTGCGGCTTCACCAAAGCGCAGTGATGCTTCAGCCGATTGCGCCGCTACTTCATCAGCTTTTTTAGCCAATTCAGCAGGATAGTTGTACACGCTTGTACCTGACAGACCTGTTTGCTCTCGCGTTGCCATAGCCAAGTCTTTAGCGCGTTGTTCTGCGGCGGTAAAGCGACGTACATCATCAACCTTATTAGCCGCAGCCATTGCCATACGATCAGCTTCTGTTTGCAATTGTTTGCCTGTTGTGCCTGCTACGTTAGCAGCAGCAAGTTCATTACGTTTAACAGGCTCAAGCGTAGTGTTAAGGGCGTTTTTAGCACCTGCTTGCGCTGTTTTAGCTTCAGTTTGAGTTGTACCGCCAACAAGATTAGCTAGCGCATTGACGCCATCTTCTTGTTGTAATTTGTTTAATTTAGATACAAACGCAGGATCACGCGCCAAACTCTTTTGAATTAAGGCTTGAGCAGTAGGGTTAACAATACCTGCATCGGCAAGCGTTTGTGACACGCTCATACCTTTTGGGGCATTACGCAATGCGTTTACGGCTAGCGCAATATCTGAGCCAAACGCATCTTGAGCCATCTTAGCTGCTTTTTGCAATGGCATCTGAGCTATGTCGATTACTTTACCAACACCTTTAGCTATGTACGGCGCAACGACTTGACCGCCCGCCTCCATCGCCGCGCCTTCTACTACGTTTTTAGCAGCGCGGGTAACATCAGCTACTGGTGCTTTTTGCTTTACGTTGCCAAGGGCAATGTCAGCTAAGTTAGTGATTTCTTTACCAATACCATAACCAAGCGCAGATCCACCCACAACACCTGCTGGGCCACCGGGCGCGCCAAGCACACCGCCAGCAACGCTTGTTGCGGCTTCAATAGTTGGGCCAGCGTACTTACGTACAGTTTGCGCTACTTCATACGCTCTTGGGTTTTCTTTAGCCCAATCAGGACGATTGTCTACAGGTTTTAAACCAATTTTGGCGTCAAATTCTGTTCTAGGAATGTCTGAGTAAAATTTTTGATGTAAAGCATCAGCCAATGCCGCATCGGGCATATCAGCGTACTGCGGATACTGCGCTCGAACTTCAGCAATTGTCGCCATTATCTAATTCCTAAAGGATCATCTTTTCCACCAGGGGCAGGATTAGCGCTAGGCGCGCCTGCCTTGTAGTCATAAGTCATATCGTATGCTTCACGAATACGGGTCTTAGCGCCGCGTACATCGTCAGCCACACGACCAAGTTGCTTACGTAAATCAGCAGCGTCTTGCGTACGATTAAGCGTACCAAACGCGTCTTTGAGTTGTTGACCTTCTTGATTCGATACGTTACCCAAAGCACCACCAGTTGGGGACGCAGCGCGCATAGCGGCAAGTTCTTGGAATCCACCACGGGCAACAATACTGTCGTACAACGCTTGAGCTGCGCGACCATCAGCCGTAACAGACGGTGTACGTCCATAAACGGTGCCGGTAATGCTATCTAAACCAGGGTGGTTCTTTAATGTTTCAATGTCCGCAATCAGCTTGTCAGCCTTAGACTCAACGGTCTTAACGGCTGTTGTAGCAGCAGGGTACTTAGCTTCACGGGCTTGCAACTCTTTAGGCGCCAATGGCACGGTAGTTGGGCCACCAGGGATTGCCTCAAGGTTCTTACCATCGGCAGACATACGATAGCCCGAAGGAATCGTACCGCGTTGTTGATTTTCACGTGCAATCTGAAGATGACCTCCTGCAATGCCTTCAGTTCTAAGATTATGGCGTGATTGTTCAGCCAATTTAGCGCGTTCTTCTACTTTCAAACCTTGATTAGTAAAGAATTGTTTACGTTGCTCAGGGTTCATACGAGAAACCATAGCCCAGCGTTCTTGCGCTTGTTCAGGCGCAAGCAATCCTTTTAATACGCCATCTTCTAAATGCGCTTTAACATTGCTATCTGAAGGATTAAAAATTAAATCAGCGGTACGTTCTCTAAATTGGTCTAATTGTTTACCCTTAGTTTCTACTTCTTTGTATTTAATATTGCCTTGAAGTTCTTGGTTTTTTAACGCGTCTGTTCTAAGCTTTAACGCCGTTGCAGGATCAATAGACGCTATTTGGTTAAAACCTTCAGGCGTACTGACGTCTATACCTTGTGAATACAATTGACGCAATTTGTTCTGCGTATCAATACCACGGCTCATTTCGCCAATTTTCATAGCTTCGCCAACCGAAGCTAATTGATTGACGGGCGATTCTATTTTTAGTGGTTGAACCTGAAGGGGGATATTTGGATCAATTGGCATATTTAGACCTTGTTAAGTATATTGTCCACCAGCATCATAATAATCAGGTGCTTGAGATTGATTTTGTTTACCAAAACGACTTAACAAATTGTTATAGTTGTATTGACTAATGCCTTGCCCAATAGCGTTAGTGTAAGCATTTGCAGACCCAATTTGCCCTGCCGCATTAGCATTAGCTGCATTTGTCATTAAATTGGCAGTATTAGTTGCGCCTGCGCCGATGGTGGCTGCCTGCCCCGCAGCAGCAGCTTGACCTTGACCAGATAGAAACTTTAAAGGGTCAAGTAAATTAGCGCGGTTTATCTGATAGCGGTTAAACGCGTTGTTATATTCTTGTGATCCCATCTCTTGACCATAGCCTGTAGCGGCTCTTAGGGCGTTACCTGAGATTAAACCACCTCTAGCCGCCGCTGACGCGTTAAGTGCTTTCATACCTTCGTTTAGTCTAAACGCATAGCCTGGATCCATAGTAGACGCCGTAGCAGGGTTAAATTCTTCTGTTAGCTTTCCACCTGGTTGAGTCATAGTTGATAATTGGTTTACGGCAGTAGTACCCGCAGTGCGCCAAGGTTCAGAAAGCTCTACTTGTCGTTCTGTAGCGGCGGCTTGTTGATCCGCGGCGTATCTTGCGGCGTTAGATTGTGTATTTGCGGCGCTTTTTGCGGCTTCACCTTGCATATACCCACTTGCTACGGTAGCTACACCTACGGCGGCGGCGGCCCATCCTGCTGGCATATTATTCTCCTTTGTTGATTAAAACTTCATCAATCTTTGCAATATCTGTTTCATCAGTAGCATGAACACAGAACCAAACAGTGTCCTCCAACGCTTCAATAGCGTGGTTGACGCCTTCTTTTATCTCTAAACAAGCAGGAGCTGCGTATTCTTTTTCAGCTTCGTTTGTTTTTACAATTACTTTACCCTTAGCCAAAATGCTTAAATGACTGTATTTATGAGCGTGTTGACCAACTACGTATCCTTTAGGGATAACCATCTGTTTTGCGTATAAACCATCAGAAAAGTTATGCACGACACCAAGATCAATCTCAAAAGTGCCTTCCATTACCTTATGTAGCTCGCTAATACATCCCATCACGCGCCTCGCACTTTGTCTGATCGAATAGTAATTATCAGCATAATATCATCTTCATTGGTGTTATTGGTATAACTATGCAAAATACTATTATTAAACCAATACGCGCAGCCTAGTTCAGGATGAATTACCCCGTCAGGAAAATTAAACATAGCGCCAGGCGCGGTTTGAACAGGAATAAAATATTTTTCATAGTATTTTGCGCTCCACCCAGCATCTGTATGTGGGTAGATTTGCTTTCCTGGTTCTAGCTTTACAAGCAAAATAGTGCCTAATTCTTCACCTTCAACCATAGTCATCAGGTTAAAAACAATATCTCGTAACTGTGGCAATTGATAATATGCGGGGTACCAGATGGGTCTATGCGGCCCATTGGCAGGGTGATCTGCGTTTAGTGGGGTATCTACGCTTTGCACATTAATGTAATCGTTATATCTAACCCAAATATCTTCACTTTCTCTGTGCGGGCTTTCGCCTGTACAACGGTCTTTATATTTGCCAAAAAGCCCTGGTTGCCGACGCAATGCCACTTGCAAAGGCATTACGTTAAAGCCAAACCCGATTTTATTAAAATATTTAGACATTTAGCTTGAGATCTCACGACCGTTAGACCGGATATTAAGGGAGCTAGATGCGCTAGCAATCGTAGATATAAAGTCACCAGGTTCTAGCGCTTGCCCAACAATCTCAGGAAAAGCATATGTTTCGCCTGCGGACAAACTTTTAGTTTTAATAATTAAGTTTTTATTGCCTGCGGTGTCCGCATAGGTAACAAGGTTCACGCTAATAGTTGCAGCAGAGCCACTAAAGTTAGTAGCCGTAAACTTGTCAATAATAGTCGTGATGTTGTTCCCCGCAGTGTATTGCGTAGTCTGAGCATTTTCAGCTATCTTGGCGGGGATCAGAACCTTGACGTAAACGGTCATAAATTACCTAACTAAAGTTTTTATTTCATCTTCAGTTAAACCAAGCGTGGCTAATTTAGATAATGCTGATGTTCTATTAGAAACTTCAGCTTGTGCTTTATCAATGATGGCTTGCTTTTTAACTTCATTAACTACCACTCTACCGCCTACTAATTCCCAAGCGTTAAAGTATTGATTGTCAATAGGCAATGTAGACTCATCAACAATAATGGCGCTTTGAGGGCAGTCTTTTGCTAATACTTGCTCAATAGGAAGTTCACCAGTAGGGACGCAAACGCTAACCCCACCATTGTCATTTGTATAAATAATTACTTGTGCCATGATTTATCCTTTAAGCAAAACAAACTATACAAGCCGCAGTAGCGTCTGTATAACCGCCACCAGAAACAGAGGTATTTACAATGACAGACCCAGTTGCTTGGCTGTAAAAATTCATACCAAAAGCATCAGTAGCACTATTGTTTCTATTACCGCCATAAACTATTGCATAATTTGTGTCTGCAAAAGCACTTGTAAAGTTAACTGTATAGTTTCCTGTTGAGTTCCTTGTAACAGAACTTACATTATAAGAAGAAGCTATTGTTCCACTTGCACCAGCCCACTTAACCCAAGCTCTTGCGCTACCTTTAATTGCGTTTGTAGCTGAAGTGCTATTAGTTCCATCTGATAGGGTTGTACCTTGAAGTGTTGATGCAGAAACCGTAGTAGTTGCAGAAACATTAGTAGTTGATAAAGTTGTACCGTTAAAGGTAAGTGCAGAAGAACCAGCTAAAGAACCACTACTGTTATATTGGATTTGTGTATTTGAACCAGCCGCGCTGCCACCAAAACCTGACCATAAGTGAGCTATGTAAGATCCTACAACAGTAGCATTACCGCCTGGGTTTGACGCCATAGTGTAGCTAAACGAAGTGCTATTAATATAAGTAATGTTGTACGAACTGTTGTACGCAGCAGGCGTAGCACCTGAAACGGTAATGTAATCGCCCGTAACTAATCCATGAGGGGTAGTTGTAGTCAAAATAGCAGTTACCGTGCCAGACAATTGAAGCGTAGATATGCTTTGACCAGCTACTGAATTATTGCCTTCATACGTGCTAGTAGTGCTGTTATACCGAATCATGCCATTTACAGGCGTTGTAGAACGATTTGCAGTAGGCCCAGCAGGAATTTGCATCTGCGTGACGCCATTAAAAGTTACGGTGCCAGTTGCAGTTAAATCGGTAAATACGGCAGTTCCAGGCGTAATATTGCCAATGGTAACGCCATTAAGACTACCGCCAGTAATGATGACATTGCTAAAATTAATACCTAAATTAATGTCGTCTACAGTCCAAATTAAAGCATCTGTGCTATCTTTTAACACAAATTTATACGCATTAGCAGGTAAAAGCCAAAGATTACACTCACCCCTAGAGTCCAAAATAATAGGGTTAGTATTGCTAACGGTGCCAGTAGAATCTTGATATGTAGCTAGTGGAGTAGAAGTACCCGCAGCGTATGTATAAACTTTACCCCCTACTAATGGTACGCCAGCAGCAGTAAAAAACTGTTGCTTAGGGGATGGGGTTAAAAATGTTGTCATAAATTACCTCGTAGCTTTCGCGCTAGTGTATCAGAAGGGTAGGTATAAAAAAGCATATTTAGTCAATAGATGGCGGGTTAAGTTGCAAATCTAACAAAGTAATAGCATTTCCACCCGCCCCTGTTAATGTATATAAATTAAAGAAAAAACGATACCATTCAGTAGAAATTAATCCCGTAGCAGGATCTACTAAAGGAACCCGCGGCGCGGGGATCGTAGTTAAATTATTAGGCATTTGTACCATTCAATATTAATTCAGCGCCCATAATGACTATTTTATTTGGGTCTGTGCCTGAAACTTCATACACTCGGTCACGAAGTTTAATTGTCATGCCAAGGCGACGCCAAATAGCACGTTGATAATAAGCGCCTATTTTTCCTACAGAAACCCAATGCTCATTTGACCAAGTATGACCGCCGTCATCTGACCAACGAAGCATTACTTGTGGATCTTGCGCTTGCCCAGTGTCTGTGCCAACGCCTGATTCGCAGTCAAGCTGTAATGAGTGTTGTGCGGTGCGTTTTAAGTTATTAGCGCCTGTAGGAAGCGCTCTCCATGAACGAACCCATTTTTGCACTGCACCATTATCATCGTAAACATCTAAATCAAAAGCGTAGATATTGCCGTTTAGATAATCGCCAACAATAGTTTGGCTTGCAAAGTTCATCTGACAATTTGAACGATGGCGAGTAAAAAAGCCATTTTCAAACCCGGCACGCTCATGCCAAGCGCCCGTAGCTACATCAAATACCCAAGTTTTATTAACTGTTGGAAATATCAACACATAGAAAGCATGGCCTTCTTGTTGGTATGTATAAGCAAGCGCGTTAGATACATCGCCATAGCTTTGGATAGCGTACTCAATAGCGTGGGTAGATACGCGTCTACCACGATAGCCTTCGCCCCGATAAACAATACCATAACCCCGAGGGTCATTACCAAGCCAAAATAACGTGTTATCGAGTTTTGCTACCGAGTAAGGGGCTAAACACCCTAGCTCATTAAAAGCGCCTTGGATGCGCGCAAAAGGGAAATTGGCGGTACCTGCGTTGTACCATACCTCAATAGTATCGGTACCAAACACCCAAAGCTCGCGTTGGTCTACGTTAATAGCTTGAACTAAGTCGGGCGATCCTTCAGCGCTAGCAAACGCTAACGGATCTATCATGGTGCCATCAAATATCTCAGTAACCCACAATTTTTGGCTGTTTGGCTCATTAAACACAAAATAGCCATCTAAATAGCCTACCGTTACAGCGCCAGGAAAGTCTGGGTCAGTAATTTGTACAAACGTATTGGCAACTTCATCATAAATAAAGCCATCAGGATTACAAGCAAAAAAGAGTTGAGTACCATTGTCAGCAATAGATACTGGGCCTGAGCCTGTTACATTGCCTATTTTGGTTGCGTAATAGCCTGCATCAATTTTAAAAACTTCATTGCCAGACACGACATAAGCGTCTGCGCCGTTGGTTTGATGCGCCCATAGGGCGCGAATGGGGCCGTTGCCAATAGTGGCAAGTTTACGCATCCCTGGCGTTCTATTTAAAAAACCGTTTTCTTTACCTTCAATAGGTGTAGCTTCTGGAAACAAATTCATCATTACATCGTCCGCAGCATTGACGCTGCGGGCAACATAAGATTGCCCCAAAATATGCGATTTCATTAATAGTTACCAGCAAAAATGTTAAAGCGCTGACGGGTAGCCACAATGCTGTAAGGCAAGGACATAATATCGTCAGGATTATTAATGCGTTTAAGGTTGCGTTTAGAAGTCATAGCAATTCTAGCTACATTAGGTGGCGGTTCAACACCAAATTCATTAGCTATTTCACACGCTAAGTTGTATTTAAAGCATCTTAGATAGCCTGGTGGGAAAGCCAAAGTAGTCGCTAAAGTGGCGGGTTGATCTAGCTCAGTAACCGAAATAAAGTGCCATTCCAATGCTTTTGTAGGCACGGGATAGACATACATATCAATATTAGGGTAATCCATGTTAATCCACATTACTTGTGGATATGTGGAAGTGACCGTTTTAACCGCAATACCATCGTATTGTTGTTGGTTAATAATCTTAATACCAAACGAAATGCCGTTAGTTGGATCTTTAAAATACGTAGCATCGTCCACCAAAATAGGGCGGTTACCTACAAAATTACCTGTAGGGCCTAATGTTCTATGAATTTGATTTGGCGTCCAAGTAAAAACTTGATCTTGTGTTGAAAATACTGACAAACGCTCAGTATTCCACGAATCAATCATTTGATTCAAAGCATTAAGGGCGTCATTAGAAGTATTGGCAGAAGGTGTTTCACCCTCGGCGAGCATACCGATTAAACGTAATGCTGCATTAATTTGATCACCGGCGGTTGTCGCCATAGCCTACTCCTTACTGTGCGGTTTTACGACGTCTTTTTACTTCCAGTGTATTAACAGGAGCCGCAACTTCAGTAGCTTCTTCTACTGTTTCAACTTCTTCAGAAATTGATGGCGTATCGTGAGTATATCTCACCCAACCATTTTGTTCATCAAATTCTGCTTCTAATTCCATTGTGGCCACTTTATCGCCGTGGTCAGGATGCTTTAGATAAATAAGTGGCATATTTTCTTTAGTTAGATAGGGGGCAAGCCCCCTATTTATTACGATGCGCCGTGAATAATAGCAAAATTGATAATAACTGCTTCAGAATATGAAGTAGCAGCAGTTAAATTTCGCAAAGTAATCAAAGCAGAACCCGCAGCTAAATACGAAACGTAAGTAGTGTAAGCTCCAGCAGCGCTACCAGTAGTATTACTAGAAACACACACAACGATTGTGTCATTAGCGGAAATCAAACTATTGGTCAACGTAAACGACACAGCAGCTCCCGCCGCTAACGCTGCGTTGTTCATTGTGATACGACCAGCAGACTTGTTCAGAGTTACCCCTGTGGACTTGTCTGTCAACTGAGTTACAGTGCCTTGAGCCGCTGCGCTATAACCAAGTTCTTGGCTTGCGTAACAAGTAGTAAATTCGGGGTCGCTATACGCAACACCTACTGCTTGAGTATTTGGCATGATTTTTCCTTAAAAAGAAACCCGCCCCGAGGGGCGGGATATTACATTAACCAGCAACGCGGTAGAAAACATAGGTTGCATCAGCGGTCTTACGAACGCGCCATTGGCAAGCTGTGTTTGCTGAAACAGCTGCTACACCAACTAATGTACAACCTGTATTAGCTGTTACAGTAGCGGCGTTTGTGCCACCAGTATTGATGATAAAAAAGTCAAACGCACTATTTACTTTCATGCTAGTAAAAGCTGCATCCAAGTCAGTACCCAAAGGAACTGTCAAGTTTGAAGCTGTACCGTTGTAGTTAATAATGCCTGTTGCTAATTCAGCAGCAGTTAAAGTTGCTGCGGCTGCTTTAGCTGTAGGAGCTACTTGCGTAGTCATATTAATTTCGCTTAAGTTACCGTCGCCTAGTTGATAACCACCTGCGCCATTTGGAAGTGCCATGATATTGATTCCTTAAAAAATAATTTTAAAAAGCCCCCGCTTGCGCGGGAGCAATTAGGTTTAACCCCAGATACGGCAAGCCATTGCTGGACGAATCGTGCTAAAGCCATACAGAACGTCAATACGGCAAGGCAAACGGTCGTTATTAATATCGTACTGACGTACAACACGCATAGAGATACCGTTGTGAACTTGGCGTGAAGCCATGTCAACACCTTGTGGCAACAACAAATCAGCGGTCGCAAAAGTGATCGCATCTTTGTGATATACCAAGTTTTGAGCATACTGACTAGAAGCAGAACCCAACATTGTTACGGCTTTGCCAGCAACAGGGAAGCTGTCTACAGTAGCCAATGCGTTATTGGATGTGTAGATAGCTGGGCTGATTGACAAAGTAGCTGTGGATGAACCAGTTGCAGCAGCAGTTACGGTGAACTGTTGCAAGCTACCAGTAGATTCACGGGTTTGTGGGTTAACAGCGTAAACATCAGCGATTGTGAATACATCACCTACGTTCCAAGTCTTGCTTGATCCAGTAAAGCTAATACCTAAAGTAGCTTGACCTTCAGTAGCAACAGTTGTAGTTACAGTGATAGTTGTACCCCAAGAACCAGTTGTATGTTGCTTGATAGATTGGCTCATGTTGATTTCTTCAAAG